GCCAGAGATGTTGGGACCGTCCGGGAAGACGCCTACATACAGCCTATCGCCTCGTTCCAGGTACACACCCTTATTGCGTAGCGGAGCCGTGTTACCGAGCCCTGTAGTGTTGCCTGCGGACATTGCAGGAGTGGCAATGACGGGCATTACATCGGAGCAATCAACTTCTTGTGTATTACCAGGGACAGTTTTGGCGAACACGACCTTGTAATCACCAGAAGCGGGAACTGGTTGCGTTGTACCACGAGTATGGTAAAACACAAAAGTTACTGCTGGTTGATTACCGTAGTTAACGCCGTTATAAGTAAAACCGTTAGCTAATCCACCAGAATAGTGGAGAGCTGTGTTCACCCCTGTAAGAGTGGTTGCGCCAGTATAAGTGTAATAACCAACCCCACTTGCAGCACCACTACCAGTGAGTACACCTGTAGCAGAAATATTAACGACTTGTCCACTTACAAATGAGATAACGGTTCCCGAGGTAGCAGCACTAACGGTGTAGTCAGCGGCACGATAAAAATCATTACGGACAATTTTTACAGAGTCAATAACACCACCACTGTTATTGTCTTCGCTAAGAGTGGCGTCCATGTCCACAAGAATTGCTGGGACCTGACCACCCTGTACAAATAAAGTATTTGCAGTTGCGCTACCAGCAATTTGAGTAGTTACGCGAACCGAATCGTAAAGTGGACGATCTACGAAAACGGGGGACTTGTTTGAACTTGTAGAGGACATTTACTTGCTTAACTTTTATTTTTAATTATAGGCGAATTAAGCACCCATGTAAGAACTTAAATTACCAAAAGGCGTGTTTGGTAATTTAGGCATTAAAGCCTCTGGATTATTTTGTAATGCTAAAAACTGCTGAAAAAGATCACCTGTATTATCTTCTTTAGGTTGAAACTTCCACAGTTTTTTCTCCATGTAATCACTTCTTAGCTGAGGATACAATTGATAATCACTCAAGCCAGAAGATCGAATTTCTCCAGGCAAATAAGCAGAATCAACGTATTCAGAAAACCTAGCCATCAGACTTCCTCCCCTTCCATTAGACGATTTGCAAACGCTTGAAGATAAGCCTGAGGATCAGAGGTAGTACCTAGAATTTCGTCGTAACCAGGGAGAGCACTTTGTGGACGAAACATGGTACCAAAACCTGTATTCTTAATCAGATTTAAAATACTGGCACCAAGCCCATTACCTTTTTCCCTGGGCGTTGCTGTTGCAGTAGCAGGAGGAAGCGTTGGGGCGGGTGGAGCTCCAGTGTTCCACCACTCCTTAGTAGGTGGTCTTTTTGTTTCGTTAAAAAAAGTGTTTTCACTTAAATCAGGAGTTGTTCCGAGTTGTTTTAATTTTTGTGGGGTTACAAATTGACGTTGACCCTGTACAATTGTAGGAATTAAATTTGTTCCGTATTTAAGAAGGTTGCCAGTTTCTTGTAAATACTTTGTACTACGAAAATCTGTTACGCCGCCAAGTTGTTTAGCATAATTAAACAATTCTTGTTGTCCTTCAGGAGATGAATAATATTGACGAGCTTTTTCAATTGCCGGATTTTTAGGATTAAAACCATTCTTTCGCAAAACAGCGTATTGATTTGGATTTAACCAACTACCAGAAGGACCAAATTGAGGATTATGAACCCTATTAAGCATGGACACCAGGGTGGCAGGCTTTACTCCTCTTTTAGGATCGCCCGACTCTCGAGATCCAACATCAAGCAGTTTATTAAAAAATGCTGGAGAGGTACCAAAAAATTGAGGCGCCATTGTAATTGTTTCCTTATTCTCCTACCCAATTTGAATCTGCCTTGAGACCGGGGACAAATACTGCTTGTAGAGCTACGATCAAACTCAATTTAGCAGTAAGGCGACGGACAAAATTACGGCAGAGAATCATTGGGATAATGCGACTACACTGGCCCCCGGCGACTAAAAGTCTTGTGTCCAGTTGGTGGTCTTACCCACATGTGTGGTGCCAAGTAACCCTAGTTTATCAAAGGGTTATTTTATGCGGCTTTCAAACGCTTTTTTGAGAAGTGCAAGCTGAGTTTGACTAAGCTCTTCTTGACTCAAAAACTTGCGTGGATCGGTGAACATCTCTGTTGCACCAGGGATTGGGGTGGATTTAGCAAAGACTTCAGAAGCACCAAATTGAGGGGCTGCTGGAGTTGGGATGCCAGTAAGCGGAGTTTGTGGTTGGAACCCGGCCATTGCACCTGGCATTTGATTCATTTTGTTGGCGTACTGCATGTCACCAGTCTGTGCCTGGAATTGACCCAATGGACTTTGGGACATGACAGCAGAGGTTGCTTGTGTGTAACCAAGTTGACCTGGCTTAAGTTTCTGTGCCAACTGTGGGTTTGTAGTGGCCCAGATCTCAAGGCCAATCTTTTCTTTATCTTCTGGACTAGCAGTATTATATGCTTTGGTCAGTTCAGCTACACGATACTTTTTAAATAAAGGATCTTGTTCTGTTAATTGAGCAATACGTGAACGCTCTTGTCTTTCTGCACGTTGAGCAGGAGTATCAACCAAAGGAGGAGGAGTTTCTTCTGAAACAGGTTTTGGATTGGCACTAGGGTTCCAATCGGTTGGGCCATATTTACCAGTCTGAATTGGATTAAACGATTTCTTGGGCGGCCCACCAGCGGCTGGTGTGTACCCTTTATTAGGTAAAAGACCCGCCTTTCGCATTTCAGTACCAAGCGCAAAAGACGTTTCTAATAAAGGACCCAACAAGGGAACTTGAGAACTACCTAATGACTTTAATAAAGATAAAGGATTCATTACCGATAGTTCTCCGCTAAGAAAATATTTGAGCCAACAGATACGTCAGCAGGTCCAGGCATGGCCTGAATAAATTCAGCACCTGAGCGTTCGTAACGATAACGAGCCTGGAAAGGATCTTTGTAGTTAGGAACGTAAAGAATATGGGCAAGTCGATTTGTCTCATAAAGATAAATCTCGTCCCAAGTCTTTAGTGCTTCTTTGGCATTACTGGATCGAATGGTACGATCCACGTCACCAGCAATGTTTTCAACCCTTGTAGAAGGTGTGGTTGCAACTTCAGTTTTCTTTTCAGCCGTATCACAACGACCAATTTGAATAATAATCTTGTCGTAAAAATATGAATCAGGAACTGTGTTCATGGCTTCTTCAAGCCTGCTGTAATCACCGGCAGGTATTGAGACCACATAGTAACCTAAGTGGTACCTGACTCTACTTTTATCGAAGTCACTGAGTTTCACGAACTACACCTATTTACTTATCATTATAAATTCAAACAATCAACTAAACATTTCCATTGCTTGTTGAGGGGAAATATATCCTGCTTGAGGAAGACTAGCGAAGCTTGACATCTCTTGTTTACGTTGTAAAGCTTGATTTAATGCTTGCGATACAAGTATGTCTTTTAATGTAGGTTGTTTACCAATACCAAGAGCTTCTAGTAGTTTATTAACACTATCTTCATTACTTGCTTGTGTTGTACTACCAGGGAGCTGTGGGGCTTCCGGAGCAGAGCCCAAAACATTTACATCACCTGCTTCTGGTCTGTCGATATTACCGTGTCCAACACGTGCAATAACTTTTCCACTTGGGTCTAAAGATTCAGAAAAATAACCATATCCACCACCTGATCCCCTGCGTACTTTCCCACCTGCAACAGCAGGAATATAAATAGAAGCATCTTCTACAGCTCCTTTGTCAAATCTACTTTTTCCTTTAAAAGGAACATAGTAATCAAAAGATTGCCAACCAGAATGCTGGCTATGACTATGTGCACCTGCAGCACGTTCTAATAAATCTACTTTTTCATCAAGTTTTGCATTGGGATTCCAGCGGCGACCCGATACCGCGGGATTAGAAAACTCAATTTCTCTTCCAATAGTTTGATATTGTTGAGCTAAAGCATCAAGTTTTTTTACTCTTTCGGCAATTGGTAAAGAAGCTAAGAGTTTTAAATCAATATGATATTCAGCACCAACCCCCCCTTTACCTTTTGGAGCAGTAAAACCAGATCGTTCCGTGTAATATGCCATTATTCTTTTCTTTTTATTTTAAAACTAAAAAACCCCTGAATAATCAGGGGCTTGTATTTGGAGATAAAAGTTACACTCGGATTAAATCAGCAGCAAAGACTGCATCCCAATCAACTCTTTTGATCTGACGTAACTGCTCGAGGTTATTAAATCTTTCACCAGACAGGGACAACTGAAGGTCCTTGATTTCTCGAGCAGTCTTCAGACCAATTCCTTTGATATGGTCTGCAATCATTTGTGCAGTCGCACCGTTGATATTAAGACGAGTATCAGGTGGGAAATTACGAGGTTCGTCGTTTGCCGCTTTATCTTTTACCTGAAGAGTTTTAACTTTTTTTGTTGCAGCTTCATCAGGTTCAAGTTCGGTTTTATAAGCAGTGTAAAGGCGACCGTCCTGATCTTCGACCATGAACCAATCGCCTTCGTCCCACTCACTAATGATTCGAACTCGAGCACCAGTCTTTTTATGACGATGCAAAAGTTGTTCCATGGCAACAGACATAGGACCAAGTAAATACCTGGTCCTAGTTTAACTCAGTTACTCACCGTACGGTTGATCAGATACGATTCGATATCTTCGTAACCAGGGGCGGTGTCAGGTTGCAGGTAGCACACTTCAACAACGAAGTAACCGGTACGGCCAGCAGCTTTATCAGCGGCGGAAATGTACCAGCCACCCGAAGTAGAAGTAGCAGTTTGCGAACCGCGAGCCTGGACGGTGTAAGTGGAAGCCGTGGTGACTTGCTTATACACGTTGCTGACAGTAACACCTGCAGCACCAGTGGCAGTGAGGAAGGGTTGGGTGCTGTAGCCAGCGGTACCACCGGCGAAGAAGATTTCACCTTCTTGCGAACCAGAGGTAGTCGAGGTCAGGTTAGCCTGGGCAACAGCTTCACCAACGTTACCGGTAGAAGTAAGACCGATACCAAAAGTAACAACGTTACCGGTAGCTGCATAAATACCAGAGGCAACACGACCGTCACCCCAGCCGGAAGCAACCGACATGGAAGCACGATAAACGTAAGCAGGGAGAGTGGTCGAACCACTGATCACCATGCCCGTAATATCGGTACGGGTATCGTCCTGGCGATAAGGCGAAGGAACGATGACGTTACCAGAAGCAACAGCACCATCACCGGAAGCAGTGCTAACGGGAACGTAACCACGCTGCTGGAAGTAACGATAGCCAGGGATAGCAAGAACCGAGGTGGGACCACCTTCAGTTGCATCATTGCTGCCGCTGTAGTCGGTATCAATGTTTTTGTACCAACCGTTCAGGGCATTAACCCAGTTACCGGGATAGATTTTCTTAGACGAGAGATAAGACATTTATTCCTCCTTATGTATGTTTATGTTACAGATCAAACAGTGCCGTCATCAGACACAAAGCTGTATGCAGTGGTGATGAAGTCTTTGTTAAGAACTTCGAAACCAGCGTACAGTTGCCAGATCAGGATGATGAAGCGGCTAAAGTCATCGTTGTTATTGATGAGCACTTGCGCGTTCGGACCACCGATACCAACACCAACGGACTGAGGACCGAAGAAGAAGCCTTGAGCAACGTCTTGGTTGGAGTAGGAGGCGGGAGTAGCGAAGCTAGCCGAGATTTGCTTGGAGGGGAAGTTGGTCGACTCGAAGAACTTCACACCTTCAAACTGAACACCAGTCGGCATCACGGGTTCACCAGCCAGGAAGTAACCTTGACCAGCCTGGGGACCCATGTAGAAGCTGGCGTTGTTAGGCATCATGGGGTT